CGGCAGAGCCGACCGTGACGATTGACCCCGAGTTGGTCAAGTCTGCCGTTAGCAAGGCCCTCCATAGCCTGACAGCACAGACCGCCGAGCGGACTGACCCCACTGATCAAATCCAAATGACCACTGAGATCAACGTGGCGGAGGTGCAGCAGGACGCTCGGCGCGCCGAGCGCGAGCGTGTTGCTTCCATCCGCGGCATGTGCGACCAGTTCCAACTCCCGGAGCTGGCCGAGAAACTCATCAATGACGACGCTTCCATTGATGCCGCCCGTGCGGTGGTGATGGAACAAATCGGCATGCGCAAGGTTCCCTTTGAGGGCCGCGTGCACGATGCCGGCGGCGCTGAGCTGGGCCTGAGCAAGCGTGAGGTAAAGCGCTTCAGCCTGTGCCGACTGCTCAATCACGTCATTGAGCCCACCGCCAGGTCTGCCGATGGTGCCGGTTTTGAGCTTGAAGTTGTGCGAGCAGCTGCCGACCTGCAGGCCAGGACGCTTAACAAGAGCGCTCGCGGCTACCTGATCCCCTGGGAAGTGCTGGGCTCCACCCGCGCTGCTGAGGCCCCCGGCCAGGTGGTCGGCACCTTCGGCGACGGTGGTGCACTGGTCGGCACTGACCGGCTTGATGCGCAGTTCATTGACCTGATCCGCAACCGCAGCGCCTTCCTGAACAGCGGCCTCACCATGCTCTCCGGCCTGGAGGGCAACGTTGAGATCCCCAAGAAGCTCAGCTCCAGCCAGTATTACTTTGTCGGCGAGAATGCTGATGTTGCCAACAGCAAGCTCACCTTCGGCCTGGTGAACATGATCCCCCGGACCATCGGCGTTCGCGTGCCGATCTCCCGCCGGATGCTTATTCAGGCCTCGCCTGACATTGAGAACCTGGTACGCCTTGACATGGCCGAGTCTGTCGCCTTGGGCATGGATTACACCATCGGTTATGGCACCGGCTCCAACGGCCAGCCGCTGGGCATCATCAACACCACCGGCATAGGCAGCGTGACCTTGGGCGGCGGCACCGCCAAGGCATTCCCTGTGAGCCTCGGCGGCGACGGCTCCACCACCCACAACTGCGGCGACTGGGCCGACTACGTGGACCTGGAGACCGAACTGGCGATCGACAACCTCGACGCTGGCAGCATGAGCTACGTGATGAACAGCGTGGTTCGCGGCGCCCTGAAGCAGACCCTCCGGGCCTCTTCTGCTGGCTCCGATTACATCATGACCGATGCTGGCCAGGTGAACGGCTATCAGACCGTGATCAGCAACCAGATGCAGACCAACGACGTACTCTTCGGTAATTTTGCAGATTGCGTGGTGGGCATGTGGTCTGGGCTCGATCTAATCGTGGATTCGGTCACCCAGGCGGCATCTGGCCAGACGATCCTGAATGTCCACCAGGACTTCGACGTGGCGGTTCGCCGTCCGCAGTCGTTCGCTCTGGGCACCTGATTATGAGGCTGCAGATTCTCTCGAACTGCAGAGCAGACGGTCGCCACCTCGCTATGGGTGAGGTGGCTGACCTTCCTCAAGGCCCAGCTAACGAGCTGCTGGCGCTGGGCATGGCGTCGATTGCGCCAGAGCCCGAACTTGAGCCCGCCCCGGCCTGTCCACCCAAGCCGCGGCGCTCTGCAAAGACTTCCATCCCTGACCCCACCCCCACCCCGGAGGATTGATCCATGGCCATTCAGCAACGCAACCTGGAGCAGCTCCAGGCCTTTACGATCCTGGCTCCTGCCACCCGCGACGCCGCGGGCAACACTACTGCGGTTGACGTGAGCGCTGTGGATGGTGATCTGCTGCTGCTGCTGTATGCCGCCGCCAGTGCATCCAGCACCGCGATCAAGGTGAAGGTGCAATCCGGCAATGCCTCTGACGGCAGCGATGCTGCAGACGTGGCCGGCGGCGTCTTTACCGATCTGGGCAGCACTGCTGCACTGCAGAAGCTGTCGATCCCCCGCGACCAGGTGGGCAAGTTTGTGCGGCTGGCCTTCACCGATGAAACCGGCAGCTACTCCGCCACTGTCACCTGCGTAGCAGTCGGCGGCGCCCGTTACGCGGTCTGACCATGATCCAGGAAGTCCCCGATGATTTCCTGCTGGCTGACTTCGGCTCCAGCGTCACTGCTGGGGCCGTTGTTGGCTTGGGGTTTATGGACCGCGCCAGCCAGATCATTATGAATGACAACGTGGTGACGGTGGACTATGCGCTGACTGCCAGGACTGATCAGTTCGGCGGTTTGCAGTATGGCGACCAAGTGCAGCACGAAGGCCTGACGTACAAGCTGCAGCATGAACCGTTGCGGCTGGCTGATGGCCGGTTCTGCGTGATGGTGCTGGAGCTAGTGCAGGAGTTCGCCACCTACCTGGTGACGCTGAGCGGCCTGCGGATCACGACTCTGAATAACAAGCAACTCCGTATTCTGTAGGTATGGCTGAAACCACGATTACAGGCCTACCGAACGCCACGACCCCGCTCGACGGAACCGAGCGGGTGCCGATGGATCAGAACGGCACCACGGTGGACGCCAGCACCCAGGCGATTGCGAATCTGGCGCTAGCTAATGCCTCTGCGGCCCGTACGGCACTAGGCCTGGCCACCACCGATTCTCCCACCTTCACCGGCCTCACGATCACCGGCACGGCGCCGGTCGTCATCCCGCACATCCACGGCAGCATTGCCGGGGATTTTTACGTTCACGTCCGCAACACCAGCGGCGGCCCCTTGGCGGCTGGCACGGCGGTCTACGCCACGGGCTCAGTCGGCGACACCGACCGCATCACCGTATCCGCCTGCGACCCGAGCAACGCGGCGACCATGCCCGCGATCGGGATCCTGCAGACCACCTTGGCCCAGAACGGCGATGGCGATGCCGTGATCCTGGGCGAGCTGCGACCGTTCAATACCGGCGGCTATCAGATCAGGGACCGGCTTTACGTGGGCGCTGGCGGGGCTCTGGTGGCCACTCCCCCGGCCAGCGGCCTGGTACAGGCGGTCGGCAGCGTAGTGAGGGTGAACGTCAACACCGGGACCATCCTGGTGAACACCGGCGCGGCGATGGCCCGGGTGGGATTCACGGGGGCCTATGGCGATCTAAGCGGGTTGCCGTCGATTCCCGCCCCGACCAATGCCGCCCCGGAGCCGCTGGCGGCTACTGCAGCGATCGGTAGCGGCACGGACTACGCCTTGGGGAACCACCGGCATCAGCGCGATTCCGATGTAATCGTGATCCCGGTGGGCGATGAATCTTCGGCGCTCACTACGGGCACGGCCAAGGTTTCGTTCAGGATGCCGTTTGCGGCCACGCTGCTCGCGGTGCGGGCCGGCGTGAACACAGCACCGACCGGCAGCACGCTGATCGTTGACATCAACGAGGCGGGTACAACCCTGCTCACCACGAAGCTCTCGATCGACGCCAGCGAGACCACCAGCACAACGGCTGCGGTGCCTGCTGTGATCTCGGATTCCAACCTAGCGGATGAGGCGATCATCTCAATCGACATTGATCAGATCGGCAGCACGATTGCCGGAGCGGGCCTGAAGGTCTCGCTGTTTGTTAGGAGGACCTGATCATGCAAAACCTAGCCCTGTATGACACTCTGACGACCGAGATTCGCCGCTATCCAAGGCATGACGATGAGCCGGTGGAGGGCCTCGACCCCCGCTATCTGGTGCTCCGCGTGGTGCGCGAGCCTGCCCCTGATGCCGGGGAGAATCAGCAGATCAGCCAGACCCGCACGGTTGATTTGGAAGCGCTGGAGTGGCGCTGGGGCTGGAGCGTGGAAAATTTGCCGACACCTGCGCCCGCCGCCGATTGGCGGACGTTCAAGAGGACCCTGCTGGCTCACCCGGCAATCAACATGCTGCTAGGCGGCGGCTTGAGCACGGCCCCTGCCGCTGCATTAAGCCTGCCTGCCACGCTGCTCGCTGCTGCCGGTGGCGGTGACGTGGACGATTTTCGGGCAGCCTGGCTGGGCCTACGCCGGCTGGGGCTGGTGTCCGCCGAGCTGCTGCAGGAGGTTCGCGGGCTGGCGATAGCCCTACACCTGCCCGATGGATTCGTGGCGGCACTGGGCGGCTCACTGCGGCCTGCTGCCGCAAGCGTGGGTCAGGAGTGGGTGGACGCTGCCGGCGATCTGTGGGTGGTGACGCAAGCCCGTGGCGAAGATGGGCAGTTCCTGCCGGATGATCCCGCGACGCCTGAACAGGAATCGCTGATCTGGGAGAGGGTGGACTGATGGCAATTATCTGGGTTGGGACGGGCCGATTCGCCCCCGCTTACGACCCTGACGCGCAGGCGTACATCACTGCCGTGGAGGCTGCTGATGCTCAGACGCTGGAAGTTGGCGTGAAGGATGCGATCAATGCGTTTGTGGTGGGCTGCAAGGCTGACGGCATCTGGAACGCTATCAAGGCGAGTTGCATCATGGCCGGCGCCCGTACGCTGGCCGGCGCGTTGGTGCCGCTGGTGGGGACTGCGCCGACTAATTTTAATTTCGTAGCGGGGGATTACAATAGGAAAACGGGGTTAATCGGAAACGCAACAACAAAATACCTCAACAGTAACCGACTCAACAACGCGGATCCACAAGACAGTAAGCATCTGGCTGTTTACCGCACGGCACACACCGGAGCGTCTGACACCCGATATATGAGCACACCATCAGTAGGTGCCGATGGTTATTCGCTGTTGGGTCAGCAGACAGAGACTTCGATCGCATACTTTGGAGCTAATAGGGTAAGCGGTTTTACTCCACTTGGCTCAACATCAGCAACTCCGGCGGGCCTGTATGGAGTGAGCCGCAGTTCGGCAGCCACTGAAACCTACCGTGTCAACGGCGCAAGCACGGCGGCTGCTGTGGACTCTAGGACACCCACCAACGACAGCATCTTTGTATTCGGCACTTTAGGATGGCTGACTCCTGCCCGCCTAGCTTTCTACTCCATCGGCGAATCCCTAGACCTCGCCCTACTCGACGTCCGCATCACCGATCTAATCAACGCCTTCGCGGCGGCTATCCCGTAGAGCCCTCGTAGTGTCCCCGACTACCACGCCCCACCCGTGACCACCACCAAACACGAACAAATCCTCGCCCAAGTCGCCACCACCCTGCCGCAGCAATTCATCGACGGACTGAGTGCATCAACTGCCCGCCCTGACCCCATGCCCTACCTGATCCGCTTCACCGCTGGGGTTGCGCTGGTGGCCGGCCTGCTGGTCTGGTTGCTGAGTGCCGTGCCCCTACCAGTGGCGCTGGGCGTCGCGGTCGTCTGCGGCTGGGTGGTGTTTGATCTGGTGCAGCCGTTTTAGCCTGATCCCATGGCCAGTATCCGCGAACAGATCCTCGAACGCATCCGCACCGTCACCCTTCCCGGCACGGCGCAGGTGGGGCAGCGGATCTACCGCAGCCGTGCGCAGGCCTACTCCAGATCGGAAGCGCCAGCAATCACGATCAGCCCTGGTGAAGACAACCCGGTCAACGCACCACGCACCATCGGCGCCAGCCTGGGGCGCCTGGATCAGGCGCTGCCGGTGCTGGTCGAGATCTACGTGCGCGGCGACGTGCCCGACCAGCTGGCGGATCCTATCGGCGTGGACGTGCACGCCCGGATGATGGCCGATCGCACCATGGGCGGCCTAGCCCATGACGTGCAGCCCGATGGCTTCCGGCCTGAGTACGAGCAGGCCGACGCCTCTGCCGGGTGGATGCAGTACCGGTTCCTGATCAGGTATCGCACCCGAGACGACGCGATCGATCAGCTGCCCTGAGTCCGTAGCCTGAGGTTAGGACGCTCAGCCCCCATCCATGGCGGAACAATTCGAGCACCACGGCGAGTCTGGTGAGTACGTGATGCTCCCCAGCGGCGAGATGGTGCCTGCTGCTGACTATCAGCCGCCCAAGACTGAGCCCGCCAAACCCGCCCAACCCAGCAAGGCCAAGGACTGATGACCGCACTCCTGATCCGTAATTCGTTCTTGCTGGCCAAGACGGAAACCGCTTACGGCACCCTGGCCAGCGCGATCGGCGCCACCGATGCAGTGAAGATCACCTCGCTGGAAGTGAACCCGTACACCGGCACCCGAGTCGAACGGGACTTGATCAAGGGGTTCCTCGGCGCTGACCGTCAGCCGCTCACCAATGAGCACGTCGCCGTCACGGTGACATTCGAGTGGGGCGGCTCCGGCGTCGCTGCCACCGCACCCCGGTTCTCTCCGCTGCTGCTGGCGGCTGGCATGAATCTGGCCGCATCGGCCGAGATCACCGGCACGGCCACTGCAGGCGGCGCCAACACTATCACCCTGGCGAACCTGGGCGGCAGCAACCCAGCGACTGACGCCTACGTGGGTTTCCCGATTGAGATCACCAGCGGCGCCAATGCCGGTGACAAGGGCGTGATCGTGGCCCACAACGGCACTACCCGAGAGGTGACGGTGGTGGCGTCCACGGCATCGTTCACCGGTGGCACAGTGAACTACAAGATTCCCGCGCTGTCGCTCTACCAGCCGATCAGCACCTTTGGCAACGGCTCTAGCTGCACGCTGGTGGCGGTGAAGGATCAGAACGTGCACCGCATCGAAGGCTTCCGCGGCTCCCCAGCGCTCAACTCACCGCTGAACAGCTACGGCACCTTCACGATCACCGGCATCGGCAAGTACGTCACCCCGACCGCAAAGAGCGCCGAGGCCTTCACCTACGGCAACCAGGCCGAGCCGGTGCCCGTCACCCCGCGCCACACCAAGGCGCTGCGGTTCCAGGGCTACGGGCCCTGCACCGAGGGCTTCACCTTCGACTGGGGTCTCACTACCTCGTTCCGTTCGCTGATCAACTGCGAGCCTCGCGCCCGTATCACCGATCGCCCGAACCCCAATGGAACGCTGACGATTGAAAATCCGCCGGTTGCGACCAAAAACTACTTCACTGCTGCTGCTGACAACAGCGGCGCCAGCGATGGCCCGTTCGTGGTGCAACAGGGTACGGCAGCAACGGAAAGCTCCATCTTCTTCTGCCCGAAGGCTGCGATTAGCGGCGATCTGTCGTTCAGCGATTCCGATGGAATCGACATGCTGCAGATCCCGTTTACTGCGCTGCCCAAGACGCAGAACGACGAAACCCGCCTGATCTTTTTCTGATTCGCCATGTTCCACCTGTTTCAGCCCGACCACATCGAATGGCCGGTGAGTGTTGACCTGCCGGCCAAAGGTGGAGTCAAGAAACCCTACAAGTTCACCGCTCATTTCAGCGTGCTAGATGAGCAGGACGCGCAGGCGCTGCAGGATCAGCACAATCAAATGTTGGTGGCGATGCGCAAGCGCATCGAGGCGCTGCAGGGTTACGCCAAGGATGAAGAGGCCTCGCTGTGCGACCCGCTGCCCTGCACCTATCAGGACCTGGCTGATGAGGTGCTCTGCGGCTGGGGTGATGAGGTGGTGGGCGAGGATGGCGAGCCGATCGAGTTCAGCGACGCCACCAAGGCCCATCTCTACCGGGTGCAGGGCGCCAGTGCTGCGATCTTCAAGGCCTGGCTAGAAAGCCTGGGTCAGCCGTCTGAGAAGGCTGCCGCGAAGGCCGGAGGGTTCCGCGCAAAAAACTGATCGACGCGGCGCGGTTTCTCGCCGCTGCCGCGAAGGGT